TGGTTCTTTTCCATCGGCTTATGCCAAATTTGGAAAGAGTCATACCGACAAGTTGAAATCTGAGCAGAAACTCAACTCATAAGCAATTATGCCGAGTTGAATCTCCTAGAACCCATTGCGGCAGGAAAAGGAAATAAGTATGTTGATTGACAATGAAAAAGAAGAGTTTGGTGAGTTAGAGATCGAAGAGCAGAAGATTTCGCAAAAGGCTGAACTCCCTGAGAAATACAGGGATAAAAGTTTAGATGACATTGTGAAGATGCACCAAGAGGCTGAAAAGCTCATTGGTAAGCAAGCACAAGAAGTAGGCGAAGTCCGTAAGTTAGCCGATGAACTCATTAAGCAGAACCTTGGTTCTAGACAACAGCAGACTAGACAGGAAGAGCCTGAAGTAGATTTCTTTGAGAATCCACAGATGGCAGTTCAAAAGACTGTTGATAGTCACCCTGACATCATTGCGGCAAGGCAAGCCATGCTAGAGATGAAAAGGGCGCAAATTCAGCAAAAGTTAGCGCAAGAACATCCTGATTTTGGCGATATTGCTAAAAATGAGGACTTTGCAAATTGGGTTAAATCTAGCCCTGTACGCATTGACTTGTTCAAACGTGCTGATGCAGAATTTGACTATGATTCAGCCAATGAACTGTTATCTACCTACAAAGAACTTCGCTCTGTCAAACAAAAGCAAATGAGTACCGCTGGTGAAGCAACTCGTAAGCAGAATTTGAAAGCAGTTGGAGTTGATGTAGGTGGTTCTGGGGAATCATCAAAGAGGGTTTATCGTAGGGCTGACCTTATTCGGCTGAAAATGCAAGACCCGACTCGTTATGAGGCGCTTTCAGATGAAATCATGCAAGCGTATTCAGAAGGTCGTGTTAAGTAAACTTAACTTATTGGAGATTTAATTATGGCAAATACCGCCTTTTCCCCCACAAATAGTGTAACCACTACATCTGCAGCTAACTTCATTCCAGAAATTTGGAGTGATGAAATTGTTGCCGCCTATAAAAAGAACCTCGTTTTGGCTAATTTGGTCAAGAAGATGTCTTTCAAAGGCAAAAAGGGTGACACAGTCAATATCCCTAGCCCTGCTCGTGGTTCAGCAACAGCTAAAGCCGCTACAGATGCAGTTACTTTGATTGCTGAGAGCGACACCAACATTCAAGTGTTGATCAACAAGCACTATGAGTACTCACGTTTGATCGAAGACATCGTTGAAGTTCAAGCCTTGACATCACTGCGTTCTTTCTACACAGAAGACGCTGGTTATGCTTTGGCTCGCCGCATCGACACAGACTTGGTTCAATTGGGTCGTGCTTTCAACGGCGCTACAGTTGGTACTGATGACTATGCTACTAGCAACACTACTACCAAAGCCTATATCGGCTCTGATGGTACTACTGCTTACAACAGCACATCTTCTAACGCCGCCGCTTTGACTGATGCTGCTATCCGCCGCACCATTCAGCGTTTGGACGACAACGACATTCCTATGGATGGTCGTTTCTTCCTGATCCCACCTTCAAGCCGTAACACGCTGATGGGTTTGGCTCGTTACACCGAGCAAGCATTCGTTGGTAATGGCGATGCGATCCGCAATGGTGAAATTGGTCAGCTCTACGGCATGGCTGTGTTTGCATCTTCTAATGCTGATACTGGCGCTGGTTCTTCTGGCACAGACCGCATTTGCTTGATGGGTCATAAAGACTCTATGGTGTTGGTTGAGCAGTTGGGCATCCGTTCACAGACTCAGTACAAACAAGAGTACCTCGGTACATTGTTCACTGCTGATACCATTTATGGTGTGAAGGCTTTGCGTACAAACGCTACAAGCTCTGCCGCTAACGCTTCTGCTGCCTTTGCTTTGGCAGTTCCAGCCTAATTGTTGCCACTTCTCCCCTGCCTTAATCGGTGGGGGAGTTTTTTCTTAATCTAGGAGGAATTTATTATGGCAACCGCATCCGCAGTAGTATCTCGCAGAGGTAACGATCAATTCCGTGGACTTTTTAGCGACACATGGGCAGTAACTTGCACTATGAACGCTGGTTCATTGGTTGATGGTGCTGGCGAGACAGACGACATTACAGTACCAGGCGTTGCGCTTGGTGACATGGTCATTGGCGCATCTTTGGGTGTTGACTTGGTTGGTTTGACAGTAACAGGTTATGTTTCTGCCGCTAATACAGTCAAGTTCCGCATTCAGAATGAGTCTGGCTCAACTGCTGACTTGGCTTCTACGACAATGAAGATTGTTGTTGTTCGCATGGTCTAAAACTAAAGGGGGCTAATAACCCCCTTTTTCAAAGGATTCTTATGGCTACATTTCGTTGTTTAACAAGCGGTCAAACAGTAACTTTTGTTCATCAGCACGATATTGACAGCATGAAAGGTCATGCAGGATATGTCAGAATTGATGGAGAAGAAAAAGAGTCCTTTGAAAAACCAGTAGTTCTATCACCTCCTACTCCTGTCAAGAAGCTAGGTAGACCAAAGAAAGTAGCAAATGTCTGATATTGATCCAAGAGAGTTTGGCAAACTAGAAGCCCAAGTTGAGGCTTTGCAAACAGAAGTTCATGCAATGCGTGAAGACATTAAAGCTCTGTTAGAGATGGCTAACAAGTCTAAAGGTGGTATGTTTGTAGGTATGGCTATCGCCTCTGTTGTTGGCGGTATTATTTCTTTTGTTGCAACTAAACTAGTAAGGTGAAATCATGTACGGCAAATCTCCAAAAATGACCAGTTCTAAAGCCCCTAAGAAGGTCAAAGGTATGCCTATAACAATTATGGTTGCTGTTGGTAAGCCTAAGTCTATGCCTGTTCGTGGTAGCCGTACTGCTACTAACATGATGAAGAAATCTGGTCGTAGCAAATGAAAAAGACAAAAGCTGAAGCCAAGATCTCCAAGGTTATTTCCAATTTCTGCCTTTAATAATGGCATCAATTGTTGAAATACTTACATTAAATGCCTTAGCTAAATCTGTTTTGTTGATAGATTTTTGTTGATATAGAAATCTTATTGCATTAACACTTCGCTCTGTTAGTAATGCTCGACCATTATTTTCATGCCAATGTGTTTTGTGTTTTACAGAATCTAAAGCATTTTGTTGAACTGTTCCATAAGCAAGATTATCAACTCTGTTGTTGTATTTATTTCCATCAAGATGCCTGATAACAAAACCATCAGGTCTGTTACCAATAAATACTTGAGCAACAAGTTTGTGAATGTATAAAGATTTTTGAGGGCCGCCATTTAAAGATTTGACAGATACACTAACATATGGAGTGCGTACATTTAGTTTTCTAATTTGCCTACCATCTGATAGAATTTTTGCAAATTGACCAAAATTGCTAACTTCATAAAATTCTTCATAATCAGGTACTTTTGACCATACTTCAGAAAGTTCTAGCATGAAAACAACCCCGCAACAAAAAAAGAAGATAGCTAAAGTATACCACGAGTACAAGGCGGGAACGCTTCACTCTGGCAAAGGTGGCCCTGTGGTCAAGAATCCTAAACAAGCGATTGCCATTTCTTTAAGTGAGGCTGGTATGACCAAAAAGATGCCAAAGAAGAAATGAAGACTCCTGCTTGGCAAACAAAAGAAGGAAAAAACCCGAAAGGGGGCTTGAATGCCAAGGGAAGAGCATCGTATAATGCAGAAACAGGTGGCAATTTAAAGCCTCCAGTCAAGTCGGGAGACAACCCTCGTAGGGCATCCTTTTTAGCACGTATGGGCAATATGCCTGGCGCTGAGATGAAAGATGGAAAGCCTACTCGACTTTTACTTTCTCTTAGAGCTTGGGGCGCAACGTCCAAGGAAGACGCTAAAGCAAAGGCTAAAGCGATCTCTAAGAGGAATAAGAAATGAGAGCAAGGTCAGTCGGTGCAAATTTAACTGATAATACGGCTACTACGCTGTTTACAGTTCCGACTGGCTATTACGCTAGGTGTGTACTTTTACACGCATCAAACAACGGCTCATCAAACAAGCACATAAGTTTTACTTGGTACGATTCAAGTGCAAGCGCAAGTATTCTAATTACCAATGAGTATACATTAACAGCTAAAGCAACTTATGCTGAGATTGATGTTAATCAATATATTATCTTGGAAGAGGGTGATTACATATCGGCTCTTTCAGAAACTGGATCAACCATTTCTGTCATTGCAACATTTGAAATCGAAGGGTCACAACGAGTATGACATACCTAGAATTAGTCAATGATGTACTCACTCGTTTGCGTGAGACAACTGTAACTACTGTTTCAGAGACAACATATTCTGCTTTGATTGGCAAGTTTGTCAATGATGCCAAGCGACAAATTGAAGATTCTTACACTTGGAATTGCTTGTCTCAAACCATCACAGTAACTACTACTGGTGGCACACATTCATATTCTTTGACTGGTTCTGGTCAGAAGTTTCGTGTAATGGACTCCTTGAATACAACTAGCAATGTTGTGATGGATGACATTCCTTTTACCAGTATGAATCGCAAGTTGAACTTTGTGACTCCAGTTCAAGGAATCCCATCTGAGTACTGTTTTAATGGTGTAGATGGCAGTGGTGATACAAAGATTGACTTGTATCCAATTCCTAATGGTGTCTTCACTATTTTGTTTGATGTGATCATTCCACAAGCGGCTTTGACTTCTGATGGCACTTCTGTCAAGGTTTTAGATTATTTGGTGACTCAGAGTGCTTATGCACGTGCTTTGATTGAGCGTGGCGAAGATGGTGGTACTAGCTCTTCTGAGGCTTATGCGCTGTTCAGAGGTATGTTGTCTGATGCCATTGCAACAGAGAGCACACGTTATCCTGAAGAACAAGTATTTGAGGCAGTGTAATGGCAGCTCCACTACAAAGTAACAGTGTAAGCGCACCAGGCTTTTATGGCCTGAATACGCAAGACTCTCCATTGGATTTGTCTTCTGGCATTGCTTTGGTTGCTTCTAATTGCGTGATTGACCAGTATGGACGTATTGGTGCTCGCAAGGGTTATACATTGGTTAATTCTTCATCTGGAAACCTTGGGTCTAACGATGTAACTGTTATCCATGAGTTAGTGCAGATTGATGGCACATTGACTGTGTTGTTTGCTGGCAACAATAAGTTGTTCAAACTTGGTACTTCCAATGCTGTAACTGAGTTGACCTATGGTGGTGGTGGTTCTGCTCCTACCATTAGTGCTAGTAACTGGCATTGTGCTTCTTTGAATGGAATCACTTATTTCTTCCAATCTGGACACGATCCATTGATTTACGACCCAGCGGTGAGTACTACCACTTATCGCAGAGTTTCTGAGAAGACTGGTTATGTAGGTACTGTTCCTCAAGCAAACATCTGTATTTCTGCTTTTGGTCGTTTGTGGGTTGCCAATACATCTACTAACAAAGTAACGATTACCTTCTCTGATCTGATTGCAGGTCATGTATGGGGGGGTGGTACTACTGGTACTTTAGATGTGTCTCGTGTATGGCCTAATGGTTCTGATGAGATCATGGGATTGGCGGCTCACAATGATTTCTTGTTTATCTTTGGTAAACGACAGATTCTTGTTTACTCTGGTGCAACAACCCCTGCAACGCTCCAGTTAAGTGACACAGTAGGTTCTATTGGATGTATTGCTAGAGATTCTATTCAGAGTATTGGTACTGATGTAATTTTCTTGTCAGACTCTGGTGTTCGTTCATTGATGAGGACTATTCAAGAGAAGTCTGCTCCTTTGAGAGACATCTCTAAGAATGTTCGTTCTGATTTAATTGGGTCTTTGGCTGTTGAGACATTGGCTAATTTGAAGTCTGTTTACTCAGAGAAGAATGCTTTTTATCTGTTGGTTTTGCCTACTTCAGCACAAGTCTATTGTTTTGATACAAAGATGCAATTGCAAGATGGGTCTAACAGAGTAACCAAGTGGGATTCCATCACTCCTAAGTCTTTGTATGCTCTTAGAAATGGTGATTTATACATTGGTAAGACTGGATACATTGGTAAGTATGATGGTTACTTAGATAACACATCTACTTATCGGATGGCGTACTACACGAACCATGCTGATCTGGGCAATGAGAATCAGATCTCTGTTCTCAAAAGGATTAAGACAATCATCATTGGTGGCTCAAACCAGTTTGTCACGATCAAGTGGGGATTTGACTTCGCAGCCAACTATCTGTCTGCAAACGCCAACATTGCTACACAATCTATTTCTGAGTATGGAATAGCTGAATATGGGGTTGCTCAGTATTCAAGTGGTGTGCTTATCAGAACATTGGATGTGAATGCTTCTGGTATGGGAAAGATTGTTCAAACTGGTTACGAAACTACAATTAACGGCACTCAATTATCAATTCAGAAGATTGAGATTCAATCTAAGAACGGGAAAATATCATGAGTAACTACACAAAAAGTACTAACTTTGCAACTAAAGACAATCTAACACCTGGTGATCCACTCAAGATTGTTCGTGGTACTGAGATTGATACTGAGTTCAATAACATTGCTACTGCG